GGTGATCCAGAAGCAGTGACGGGCTGGGCGATCCCCTGGAGGCGGCTCATCACTCAAGTCATGAACCGCTTCTATGCCGCTGCGCAACCTAGCGTGTTTATTGATGCTCGCTGCGCCAGAGGGTCAGCATGGAGTGGCGCTGCTGTTTTTTATAGCGTACTGGTGACGGTGCATGAGGTGGCAGGTGACTGGCCTGGGACAGGTGATCTGTACTGTGTGGTGAAAGGGGCATGACATGCCCTGTGTATGTCCATGTTTATGTCCATGTGAGAAATACGATTCATTGAAACGCAGTAAAAACAGGGCTTTTCAGTGATTTTTTAGATTTCAGCGACCGACATGACACGGGAATGGGTCACGTTGCAGACCTGCATGCAGGCTGATGCGCTGGAGCCGATGTATCGCCTGGAACAGGCATTGAACGTGCGCGCCAAGGTACGCGATGCCTTGGCCTGGGCCCGGTTGTACGGGGGGGCGGTGCTGTTTATCAATGTGCATGGGCAAGACCCGTCCTTGCCGTTTGATCCGGCCTCGGTCATGCCGGGGACCCGGCTATCGCTGACGGTGTTGGATCGCTGGCGGGTGGCGCTGGGCAGTGGTGAGATGGACCAGGACCCCTTGAGTGAGACCTATGGGCAACCGCGCTGTTATCAGATTGCCGGATCGGTGGAGCGGGTGGACCATTCTCGGATGATTGCCTTCTCTGGCGCGGAACTGCCCTGGGAGGCATTCAGAGGCAACGGCTACTGGCATGACTCGGTATTGCAGGCCATGTACAACGCGCTCAGCCGCTATGACACGGCGACCCAGGGCACGGCGTCGATGTTTTTTGAGGCGGTGGTGGATGTGCTGCGGATCTCTGGACTCAGCGACACTCTCTCCTCCGACCAAGGGACGCAAGAGGTACACAAGCGGTTTCAGTTAGCGGCCATGATGAAATCATTCAATCGGATGCTGCTGCTGGATGCTAAGGATGAATACACCCAAAAAACCAATCACTTTGCGGGTGTGAAGGATGTGATTGAGCAATTCATGATGGATATTTCCGGGGCGGCGGATATTCCGGCGACGCGGTTGTTTGGTCAGTCCCCCCAAGGCATGAACGCCACCGGTGACAGTGATATTCGCAATTATTACGACCGCATCAAGGCGCAGCAGGAGGATGAGCTGCGGCCTGTGCTGAGGGTGTTGTATGAGGTGCTGTTTCGGGCGTCTGTGGGGGAGTGTCCGCAGGATTTAGAGATTCAGTTCAATTCGCTATGGCAGATGAGCCAGACAGAACAGGCGAGCATTGAGAAGCTGCGTGCCGAGCGTGATCAGATTTACTTGACGCATGGCGTCATCGGTCCAGAGGTGCCCTGTGCGGAGCTGCTGGAACAAAAAACCTACTCAAAGCTCACCGAACGCGATGTGACGCTGGCGGCGGAACTGTCTCAGGCGATGGAGGTTCCAGATGTTGACATTACCGGAGCTACTGCGCTTGCAGGCACGCCGGGTCAAGAAGCGGCAGTTACGCCCGCCGCGCCCCAGCCGCCACGCTGAGGCCACGTATAGGAATGAACTGCTGGCCTTGGTGCGGGTGCTGCACCAGGCGGTGCGGGAGGAGGTGCTGCCGGTGCTCCACGCATCGCCGCCCCACATGACACGTGATGCGCCTGACGGCAGCGCCCCACAGGGCTATCTGGCCTCCCAGTTCATGCAGGCCATTGAGGCGGCCTTGCTGCGGGCGGCGTTGCGTTGTGGTGGCTTGCCTCAATGGGCCGAGCGGATGGCCGCCCAGCAGGTGCAGCGTGTGGACCGTCAGGTCGTACAGACCATTGGCAGCGCGGTGCGTGCCGCCTTCGGCATCGACATCACGTCATTGATGATGGCCCAGGAGGTGCGCACTCAGATGCACGCGGCCCGTGCCGTCAATGTCCAGTTGATTACCTCCATTCAGCGACAGTATTTCGACAAGATCGGTACGGCGGTGCTCCAGGGCGTCATGCAGGGTAAACGCTCCAGCGTAGTGGCCAAGGAGATTGAACAGATCACCGATGCCACGGCATCACGGGCGAAGTTTATTGCACGGGATCAGACATCAAAAATGAATGCGGCGTTGAATGAGGTCCGGCAAGTGGGGTTGGGAATTGAAAGCTACACGTGGCAGACCTCGGGAGATGAACGGGTCCGTGAGGATCATGCCGCCCATGATGGCACCGTCTTTCGATGGAGCGATCCCCCCGCGACGGGGCATCCGGGACAGGACTACAACTGCCGCTGTGTGGCGATTCCGAACGTGACGCTGGAAGGCCCTTGATGATCACGCTAGATGTCCAACTGACCCAACGTCGCAAGACGCCGGAAGGGTATCTGATCGTACCTGCCCGATTTGCGCGCACCGGCATACAGCACTATGCCGCCCACGAACTGGGGTTCAGTGGTGCTGATCCACAGCGGGTGATTCGCGTCTACCGGCCGCCTGAAGAAGTCTTTGCTGCCGAGGCCATCGCCAGCTTTGATGGTCGCCCGATCACCGATGAGCATCCGGGTGAGGAAGTAACCGCCGAGAACTGGCGCGCCCATGCGGTGGGCTTTGCCCGCAATCCACGGCGCGAAGGGGAGTATCTGGTGGCCGATCTCACGATTACCGATGGGGCGACCATCGAAAAGATTGAGGCTGGACAACAAGAACTCTCCGGCGGCTACAGCGCCGAGTACGACTGGACCCCGGGCTGGACCCCGGAGGGCGAGGCGTACGAGGTGAAACAGATTCGGATTCGTGGCAACCACATTGCCACCGTTGCCGCAGGCCGTGCTGGACCCCAGTGCCGCGTGGCCGATCGCGACATAGCCTTACCCCCATCCTTTGGAGAACACCCCATGACCAAACGCCGTATTAGTGTGGACGGTATCAGCCTAGAGCTTGAAGAGACGGAAGCCAGCGCGGTTGAACACCTGGCGGCCAAACTCCATGCCGTCACGGAAAAAGCAGAGACCTTGGAACACGATCTTCAAACGGCCCAGGCCCCAATCAAACTGGACAGCGGCCAAGCGCTGACCAAGGAACAGCTGGTGGCGAAAATTGCGGAGCTGTCCAAGCAATTGGCGGCGCTGGAAGCGGCCCGCGCTGCGGACGAAGACCCGCACCAGCGGGATCAAGCGATTGAAGCCATGTCACGACAGATCGGCGATGCGCGGCGGCTGGTGCCGGGCCTGGTGACCGACGGCAAGCCGTGCAGCGCGATCCGCCGCGACGTAGTGAGCCGTCTGCACCCCACGCATACGGCCATGATTGACACCCTGCTGGGCGGGGTCCGGGTGGCCGATGCGGCACAAACGGCGGTCGACCTGGCGTTTCACGTTCTGGCGTCCGCGCCGGTGACGGCTTCGGCAGGGCTGGCTGCTGAGGCGGTGAACGAGGCGTTACGGCGTCAGGTCGTCAAGACATCTGATGCCGACCTGGACCCACGCGCAGCCTATATCCAGCAGCTCACCCATGCCACCTAGAGCACTTCAGCACCCGAAGGAATATTTATGTCCGGAATTGACCTGTCCACCTATGGTGGGCGCTTACTTGATCTTGGCGTTGCGGGGCAAGTCATCGACTTGAACACCAGTAGCCTTTGCAGCTACAAGAACGAGGGCCAGACGCCGATTGATTTTGGCCTGTTCGTGGCACGCGGTCCCAAAGACGCCACCTGCAAAGCCCCCGATGGCGCAGACGTTGCCATCCTGGGCATCACCGTCCGCCATGTCACGATGGTGGCTGATGAGGCCGGACAGGTCCGGTATGCCCCCCATGCGATGGTGCCGGTGTTGGAGATCGGTCGCATCCTGGTGATCTGCGAGGATGGCTGCCGCCCGGATGATCCGGTCCACATCCGCATTGCGGGAACAGGGGCCTTGGGCGCGGCCCGATCCGCCGCCATCGCTTCAGAAACCATTGCCTACCCCCAGGCCCGCTGGGACAGCACCACCGCCCCCGGAGCGCTGGGCGTGATCCGCATTCTTAAATAAGGCACCTGCATGAACATGATTGACATACGCCGCCGTCAGATAGCCGATGCGTTGAACCCGATGTTGCTGACCGATGCACGGTATCAGACATCCGATGCCACCCAGGCGCTGGCGTTTTTGGTGTCGCAACTGACCCATGTTGAATCGACGATCTACGCCCGCCAGCGCCAAGGCATCCAGTACCGGGATTTGGTGCCCATCAGCACCGAAGCGGGCGAGTACGCCACCTCGGTGACCTATCAAATGTATGACTATTCCGGACGGGGCAAGCGTCATTCTGGACGGGGCGAAGATATTCCGACGGTCGATGTGGCCTACGCACAAAAGAGCGTGCCTGTCGTGTTGGGCACCATTGGCTACGATTACACGACCGAGGAACTGCGCCAATCGGCCTTTCTGCGTAAACCCCTCAACACCGCGCGGGCAGATGCGGCGATGGATGCCTATGAGCGTCATATCAACGATGTGGCGTTGTTTGGTGAGGACGAACTCACCGGCCTGTATACCCATCCTGGCGTGCCGGTCCTGTTGAACACCGCCGGACCTTGGATCGGTCAGTCGCCCGCCCAGGTGCTGGCCTTGTTCAACGCCCTGATCTCCAGCGCTTGGATGAACACCCACTATGTGGAGATGATCGATACCGTACTGTTGCCCGGTAGCGTCATGAACTATCTCGTCTCCACCCCACGTAGTGACAACAGCGATAAAACCATTCTGCATTACGTGCTGGAAAACAACATTGCTAAAGCCGAGCGTGGCCTTGATCTGACAGTCCGCACCGGCTACGGCTTAGAGACGGCAGGGGAAGGCGGCACGACCCGCGCCATGGTGTATACCAAGCACCCTACCAAGCTAGTGCTGCATCTGCCCATGCCGATCCGGTTTTTGCCCCCGCAACCCAAGGGCCTGACGTTTGATATTCCAGGTGAATACAAATACAGCGGCGTGGAGTTCCGTTATCCGAAGTCCGCCCTGTATGCCGACGGCATTTGAGTTTGAGTCTACACATACGACACCAGCGCCCTGAGGCGCTTTTTTTTTGGAGAACGCAGCACCATGACCACGATCATGCTCAAGAACACCCGCAGCTGTGATGTCACCCTGGATGGCGTGACGATCCAGGCCGGACGCACGCAGGCCCTGGAGGCCGCACACGTGGAGCAGCTGCGGCAGCACCCTGGCATCGGCCTGTGGTTTGACAATGGCTATCTGGTGGAGCAGGAGGTGGACCCGCCATCGCTGAACCGTGCCCCAGAAACCGCTGTTGCAGACCACACGCCCCCCGCGACCGAGCCGGGGAAATCAAGTAAACCCAGGAAGCCTTGAGCATGCCCCCGTCATTGACAGTGGCCGCCTTCATGCAGCGCTATCCGGAGTTTGCCACCCAGCCCCAGGAACGGGTGGCTCAGGCCCTGGAGGATGCCCATCCCTGGCTGGACGCGTCCCGATGGGGAGCTGCGTATGCGCAAGGGATCGCGAGCCTGGCGGCCCATTTTGTGTGGTCCACCCCAGGGCTGGGCGACAGCGCCGCCACCAGAGGCGCGGTAGTGTCCGAGCGGGCCGGTGATCTGCACATCAGCTACGCGGCGCTGCCCTCTGACAGTGCCAGTGATGCTTGGCTAGCCACCTCGGTGTATGGACAACGTTACCTGGCGCTGCGTCGCAGGGTCGGCCTGGGGGCCTTGGTCGCCCCATGAAGGCCGTTGACATCCTCCGGCCCGCCGATCCCAAAAAGTGGAAGGCCCTGGCGCAGCGGCTTCAGGCGCTGGGGGAGCGCTGTGTTGTGGTGGGCATTCCTGCGGCGGAGAACCCCCGGACTGAGGACGGGATCGGCTCGGCTGGACTGTTGGCGGTGCATGAATTTGGTGCGCCAGAGCGGGGCATTCCGGAGCGGTCCGTGGTGCGGCGTTCCATCAGCGAGCACCAGGAAAAGTATGTCGACCTGCACGCGCACCACCTGCGAGCGGTGCTGCGTGATGCGATGACCGTAGAGACCGCCCTGAACCTGTTAGGGACGGTGGCCGCCGGTGATGTCAAGGCGACGCTCCGCCACGCGGATCTTGCCCCCCTGACGCCCCAAACGATCCAGCGCAAAGGGTCCAGCGCCCCGCTGATCGACACCGGGCAGATGCTCCAGTCGATCACCTATGAGGTGCGCGATGCTGAAGATTAGCGCGCTGTTTGGCAATCCACGCTTTGCCCAGACACTCACGGTGCACCGTGACCACGGGCACTATCGCGCCGATGGCACCTGGACCCAGGACAGCGTTGCGCACCTTGTGCGAGCGATCCTGCATCCGGTCAAACCCGATGACCTGCAATTGCTTCCAGAAGGGCAGCGCTATTTGCCCTCCAAAAAAATCATGAGTCAGCACGCGCTGTGCGTCGGTGATCTGGTGCACTACCAGGACACCACCTGGCGCATCGTGCAGCTTTCTGACTGGTCCGAATATGGCTACTACCACGGTATCGCCGTTCGACATGACGGGACTGCGCAACCTGCTGCGGCGGCTTTTGAACTTACCTGAAGGATCCGTCCGGCCTGCCGACCAAGCCGCCTCCTGTGGAGCCGCACCGTTTGTGACGGTGAAGTGCGTCAGCAGCACCCCATTGGGGGCGGCGCGTGTCGACACTGACGGAGCGCAGCAAGTGATCACCTGCACCTACCTACACCAGATCAGCGTCAATGCCTATGGCGGCGACGCCTACGCCCAACTCTTGCAGGCCCGTGCGTTCCTGTCCTGCGAAGCAGGCATGGCGGGGCTGCGGGCACTGCGGGCGGGCCTAGTATCCGTCAGCGCCCCCCATGACCTGACCGCCGTAGTGGGTGCCGGCTATGAAGCCCGCGCCCGGATCGAATTACAGATCACCCACCACCACCGTGTGGTGACCACCCTGGCTGCTGTGGACAGCGCAGACATCCATATTCACACCCGCACCGGTCACATCGCCAGCGTGACCATGACTGCACCGGAGACCCAGTAAATGGCGCTACCTCTTTCAAACATTGTCAATGTGCAACTCAATGGACAGCCCCAGTCGGCAACCCGTCGTGACTTTGGGATGCTGGCCTTGTTCACTCCCGAAGCGGGCACCGTGTTTGTCGATAGTAAGACGCGGTTCATGTATGCCAGCTCGCAGCAGCAGGTCGAACACGCCTTTGGCAGCTACTCCAAAACCGCAGCCGCCACCGGCCGCTTTTTTGCACAAAGCCCCCGCCCCAAACAGCTGATGGTGGCGCGCTGGAATCGCTTTAAACAACACATTGCCGCCTCCCCAACGACACTCACCTCCGGGCCGATTGCTCAGGCCGAGACGTGGTACAAGGGCGTGGATGACGGCTGCTTTTCCATCCGCATCTATGGTGTGGATGTCACCTTATCCAAGCTGAATTTCACCACGGCCACCTCCTTCTCCCAAGTGGCAGGTGTGTTGAATAACGCACTGGATGAGTTTGGAGTGAATTGCCGATTTTTAAATGGCTGCTTTGAACTCTATGCTGCCGTGGCCGGAGGAAATAACGCCATTGGCTATGCACAGCAGCGCAGTCCCTCTGGCACCTATGTCGGGCACTGGCTGAAGCTTGAAGCCGATCAGGCCCGCCTGACCATCGGCAACAACGCTGACACCATCGAGGCCGAAACACTGCCGGAGGCCTTTGCGGCCTTGCAGGCACTCACCACAGGCTGGTATGCCGCCGCAGTGGCCGATGAGACATTGACAGACACGCAGATCCGATCCGCCTCCACATGGATCCAAGCGGCAGACAAAAAAATCATTGGGTTTACGATCAACAGTCAGATGCATTTGGACTTTAAAAAAACCAATGTGTTCAGACAGCTCAACGCATCAGGGTGTGATCGCACCGTGGTGCTGTACGACACCACGGACCCCTACGCGGTGATCTCGTGGTTGGCCCGTGCCTTGTCGGTGAACTTCAGTGCCAACAACGCCGCCCTGACCATGAAATTTAAGCACCTGCCCGGGGTGGCCGCAGATCAATTGACACAGACCCAGGTGGCCCAATGCGTGCGTTTAGGCATCAACTATTACGCCTACGTTGATGATGTGGCGATGGTGGCCGAAGGCACCTGTCTTGGCGGGCGCTTCTTTGATGAAGTCCATCTGCTGGATTGGCTGGTGGATGCGGTGCAAAAGGAAGTGTTTGCCGTCCTGCATCGCAGCCCAACCAAGGTGCCGCTGACGGATGCAGGCACCCACCTGCTGATCGCGGCCTGCAAAAAAGTCTGCCAAGAAGGGGTCCGTAACGGCGCCTTTTCCCCTGGCCTCTGGAACGGGCAGGCCTTCGGTGCGCTGGCCACCGGCGATTACCTGGAGGCTGGTTTTTATGTCTGGGCCGATTCAGTGGACACCTTATCGACCTCTGATCGCCAAGCGCGCCGGGCACCGCCACTGCAGATCGCCGTGAAGCTGGCCGGAGCCATCCATGCGGTGGACGTGCTCATCCATTTTGACCGATAAAGGAATCCCATGTCCGTCTTCGACCCCAAACAAGTGTCGGTGCTGCTCAATGGAACCCAGATCAAAGACTGGGCCGATGGCACGGACGTCATCGACGCCAAACACAATGCTGATGCCGGTGCCTACACCATCGGGGCCAGCGGCACGGGCGTGTTTGTCGCCAACGCGGATCGGTCCGGCACCTTAACGCTGAAAATCAAACAGCACAGCGCCGACAACACCTTTTTGAGCAGGCGACTGGCGCAGCAACGCGGCGCGATCCAGTCCTTCACCCCCTTCACCTTAGATATCCGTGACCTGTTGAATCAGGACGTGGTGACAGCCACCAACGGGTATTTCACGACGCCCCCCGGATTTACCCGGGGCGCCGGACACAATCCGGAAACCTGGACACTGGTGTTTGAGGTCATGGAGATCACCCTAGAAAAAGGCTTTGGCAACACATGAACAATGAACATCGTTTTGAAATACAGGGCCTCACCTACGTCATGACTCCGGCGAATGCGATGGCGGCCTGGCAATCGCTCAAACGCGCCGGGGTGCTGCTGCGGGGGATCGATGCGGACGCCCTGGCCAACGCCCAAGGCGCCGCCTCCGTTGCCCTAGGCACGCTCCTAAGCCACCTGGGCGACCCTGCGGTGACCGAGATAGAAGCCCTGGTGTTTGAACAGACTGCGATCAAGACCCCCGAGGGCACCACCTACCGGCTCAGCAGCGATCGGCTCAATGAGCACTTCAACCCCCGCCGCACCCATCTGCTGCGCGTCTTGATGGAAGGAGTCAAGTATCAATACAGCGATTTTTTCGATGGCGGCATGGCGGCCTTCCAGGACCTGATACCCATGCCGAGCGCCCAGAAGGAGTAACCGACTGGTTTGTCTGGGCACCGATCATGCGCCGCTATTGCGATCTTGAACAACTGCGTACCGTGTACTCCCTCAGTGACCTGTGCGCCTTCCACACCGCGATGGTGGAGTGGGATGCCCTCCAGCATGACGCGCTAACCCCCTGCGATGATTCTCGACGAATTCCTGATCCGCCTTGGCGCGGTCGCTGACACCTCAGGCTTCAACACCTTTAGCACCGGCCTGACCCGCGTTACGGGCCTCGTGACGGTGGCCGCCGCCGCCATGGGCGGGGCGCTGGCGGGAATGAATCGCTTTGTCGGCAGCGCCTTAAGCGAACTCAATGCCCTCAATAGCGCCAGCCAGCGCACCGGAGCCAGCCTGTCCTTTCTCCAGGAGCTGGGTTATGCGGCGCGTTTGAATGGCTCCTCTGTGGAGGCCTCGACCCGTTCTATTGAATCCTTGTCCCAAAAAATAGGCGAAGCCGCCAATGGGGTAGGGCGCGGGGCCATGCTGTTCCAGAAGCTGGGCTTGCAGGCCCGACAGGCCGATGGCTCCGTCAAAGCCGTTGGCGACATGCTGGGTGATGTGCAAGAAAAAATCCGTGGTTTGTCCGCACCACAACAGCAATCCATCCTGGCCAACCTGGGCATGGATGCCACGATGCTGCAAACCTTGCGCCTGAGTCGTGAGGAGTTAAACGGCGTCTTCCAGGAGGCACACGATCTAGGCGTCATCACCGCTGATGGCGCCGATACAGCGCTGGAGTATGGCGATGCGATGGAACGCCTGCGCGTCGTGCTGGGGGCCTTACGGACCAATATCGCCATTGGGGTGGCACCGGCCTTCACCCGGCTGATTGAGCACTCCAAACACTGGTTGATTGCCAATAAAGAGCAACTGCGTGATGGCATCGGCAAAGTCGTCAAGATCCTCATTGCAGCGGGCACCGCCGTATGGAACTTCATCCGTGCCGTGAACAGCGCGGTGAACCAAACCATTGGTTGGAAAGCGGTGCTGCTGGCCGTGGGCGCGGTGCTGGCCCGGGCCTTTGCACTGAACCCCGTCACCTGGCTGATTGCGGGGATTGTGGCCCTCGTGGCCCTGGTCGATGACTTCATAACCTACCTGGACGGCGGAGAGTCCTTGCTCGGTGCCTTCTGGGGTCCACTGATCGCCTACGCCAAGCGCGCCAAGGCCGTGATTGAAGACCTCACGCCCGCACTGAAAGCTGTTGGCGTCCTCTTGGCGGGACTGGCCATCGGTCAGGTGGTGAGTAATATTGGCCGCCTCGTGGGCGCAGGCCGCACTCTGGCGATGTGGCTGGCTGGGCCGTTGGTGAAAGCGCTCCAGGTTGCCGCGCTGGCGTTGCGTGCTGCCTTCCTCTCCAACCCCATTGGAGTAGTGATTGCAAGCGTGGCCCTGCTGGCCTATGCGATCTATACGCATTTTGACAAGATCAAGCAGGCGGTGGGCACCGCCTGGGACTGGTGCACCCGTACCGCCAATGCTGCGTTTGGGTCCATCAAACAAACGATGCAAGCGGCTGCCGCCGCCGCTAAAACTACCTGGGCCAGCATCAAGGACGCCTGTGCACTGGCCTTTAGCCACAGCATCGCCACCGCCGATCACGCCGTGAACCGCTTGCGGGCCGTGTTTAGCGCCATGCGCAGCAGTATCAGCGCCGCCCTTTCGAGCACCTTCGACACCATCATGACGCTGTGGGATCGCACCGTCGGACGTATTACCCAGGGCGCCGAGCGGATCAAAGGATTGTTCCGAGCGATTGCTCCAACACTCAAGCAGGCCGGTCGTGACACCCAAGAGGTGGCGCAGCGCGTTAATGCACAGGTGCAGGCCGCCCAGACGACAGCTCGCCACGCCGCTGCTCAGGCCGCCACGCCCGCCCGTTCCCAGGCCAATGTCCATTCACAACAGGAAGTAAAGATCGATATCCACACCGCCGACCCGATCCTGGCCGGCCGTCAAGCCGCCGCCGACATCAACAGACATCACCAGATGGCACTGCGTAATACCGGCAGTGCTGTGGCGTTTTGATTCACCCAGCCTATCGGTATATCTCACCCCGGTGACCAACACGTTCTGTTTTTGATTTTTATGCCGCTTCTAATTTCACATGAACGCGCCGTCCGATGGCAGTGGCGATGTTGACTAAAGCATCTAATGAGAACCGCGAGATACGACCACGTAATAAGTCGTTGATACGTGGTTGGGTCACACCGCAGTGTGTTGCAGCTTGTGATTGATTCCAGTCGTTTGCTTCAATGACTGCCGCGATTTGCCGCATGAGTTCAGCCCTGGCACGAAGATTTGCAGCCTGTTCTGGTGTATCTGCTAAGGCATCCCATACGCTGTTAAAAGTTTCTATCTTAGTCATTTGGCACCTTTTGTAAGTTCGGTGTATCGCCTCTTAGCAAGTTCTACATCGCGTTTGCTTGTGGCTTGCGTCTTCTTTTGAAAAGCATGTAAGACATAAACGGCATCAGCCAATCTTGCAGTGTAGACAACACGATAAGTACCAGAGTCATCCCAGATTCGTAACTCTTCAACACCTTTACCAATGGAAGGCATCGGTTTGAAGTCTTTAGGCTGCTCACCACGCTGTATCTTGTCCAGTTGGTAGCCTGCATCACTGCATGCGTCCTCTGGGAACTGCCGCAAGCACATCAGTGAGTCACCAAGGAATCGGAGTACCTTCATGGAACCGCATTATATCTGTATGGATATAAATCACCATTGATATTTTTCAACCCCCACATGATCACCCTGACCCACCGCCACATAGGCACCATCACCCTGGATGCAGTGCTTGAAGAAACCCACCAAGCCGAGCTGCGCATCACTGAAAACCCGATAGAGTCCGGCGCGATGATTGGTGATCACGCCGTCCTGATGCCGCAGACCGTCACCATTGCTGGAATTGTGGTGGACTACCAACCCCAGCTCAGCCCAGCCCCTGCCGCAGAGGAGCACAGGGCCGAGCCATTGAGTGTCCTGACCGATCGCGTCCCATTCCCCACGGACCTGATGCCCTTCACCGCTCAGGCGTTGCGTGTGGCCCAACGTGAGCTGCCATCGGTGATCAGCCAAGCCACTGCACCCCAGAGCGACGGCCAGCCCGCCGTGCGCCCTCTGGCCGACTGGCTTCCAGATGACCAGCCCATCACCCCCCGTGATGATTCTGCCGCCACAGGCCGCATTGCCCAGGTGTACACCGCCCTACGGAATCTACAACGCAGCGGCCAGACCCTGGAGGTACACACTGGCGCCCAGATGTATCAAGACATGTTGATTCTCTCCATCGCGGCCAGACAAACCCAGGATGGTTCAATTGAATTCGTGCTGACAGTGCG